TGCGGCTGTAAAGATGTCGCCTGTTGTCGCTGGAAAGCCTTCTGCCATGATTTTCTCCTAGTATCCCATTATGGATTGTCCGATTATACCGTACGTCGATGATCCGATGATGAATCCCTCAACTATAGGCTCAAGTGTTGTAACTGTGCATTTCATACTGTTAGGGGTTATATCCCAAGCCAAGCCCTGCACCTGCAAGGTCTTCACAATTGTCGAGCCGTCTGGCTGGACATTAGTAATCTTGACGTTATCAAAATAATCTAGACCGATCATCGTGTTAGTTGGTACTGCTGTATCCAGTAGATCAACTGTCATGGCATCGATGCGGATCGTAGTCTCAGCTCTAGTTGCTACATATATCTTGGCAATATCTAGGACTTGAGCATCCGTCTCAGGGATCATTTCGGTTACTGTCATGCCATGAGGGAAATACTTAGCCGATGAAGTTGCATCTGTTGCAGTCTGGGCTGATCCACCGACGCGTGTCATGCTGGCTTGATTAATAATAAGCTTGTCATCAAAGGCATATTTAAGGTCTGAGTAAGGAATGCCCGTGGTCTGGTTAAACTCTATGGGAGTAGCGGCTAGTGATCCGACAACATCGTTACGATCTTTAAATTCTGCTGTGCCATCTGTGCGGATAAAGAATGCGCCTTGCTCCGCAAACTCAGCAGCCTTGAGGGCTGCGAGAGATGTGCGAGCTGTTGCCGGATCTGCTTGAACTGTAGTTGATCCTGTGTCGGTAATTCTCATCGATGTAGGGAATGAGACTTGATCAAGAATCTTTGTGATTCGGGTGCCTGTAGTCTGACCTGCGGTTGCTCCGCTTACGCTTGCCACGTTAGCCATTTGAAATAATCTAAAAGCATCTGAGCAGACAATATCAACATATCCAATTTCCTGCCCTGTTGGATAGTAATACTTATAAGAATCGACGTAGCCTGAAAATAAGAACTCTTGCGCTGTAGAAGTAGTAGCAGCCACACGGATCTTGCGTAGTGGCGTCAGATAGCCATAGTAGGGACTAGAGACATTCTGTGGATTAAAATAAGAATTAGGGTCTAAGACTCGGACTGTGCAGTTGCCAGCCTCATAGGTATCTCGCATGATGTTACGACCACGGCTGATCTTGATTGATCGAGTAACATCGCTGAGATCAACTACTGGATCGGGAACTTCTGTAGAAGCGAATTGAGAGACTCCAATAACGCCGTATTTAGCATCGCCCACAGTAAACGGATACCCGAAAGTAGCACCTTGGCTAAAGTCGAATGAGACCGAAATTGTGGCAGGAAGACTCATATTGCGATAGTACCCTGCTTATTGCCGAATCTATTAGTCTGGCTAAATGATCCAGAAAGTGAGTCATTGATCTGGCTATCGCGGATCGCTCCACCAACTGCCTGACCATCGAGTTCGACGGTGACATTGATGGTTGGGTTCACTCCAGCGATCACGCCTGCGCCCAGCCCACCTTGAGGACCGTATAAGCCTAATGATGAAATGGCGCCATTGCTAGTGTTACTTGGAGTATTAAAAGACATAGCGCCAATGCGTTTAGCCTCAAGTTCAATGGTTTTAAGGTAATCGCCCCAGCTTTCAAATGGATTTTTAGCATCGGGCAACGTACGCAAGAATTGGGACAACATCGATGTTTGGCCTTGGGTGTCTGCCAATTTCTTAGATAGATAATCTGCGGCCTTGACGTTTTCATCAAGTAGAGCTAGTTGCAATTCGACTCGATTTTTTTCTTCATCGGTCAATTTGCCTTGCAATGCCGCGTAAAGTTGAATGTAATTAAGATCAAAAATCTTGTTTAGTTGTTTTTGTTTTAAAGCTTCTTTTGCGGCCTTCATCTGGGCTTTAGCAGCTGCAATCTTTAAGCCTTCGAGGCGCTTAGCATCGCCGTAATCGACACCCGTTAAGCCATTAAAATTAGGTACCTTAAACGGTTTCTCAGCTTCTTCTCTAGTTTTGTTAAATTTATCTAAAGCTATATTTCCAGCGATGATGGTAGCGACCAAGACTCCAGCCGCTGCGATCGCAGCTACAGGGTTAATCGCAGCTGCCGTCGCTACTGCCGCTGCAAAAGACACTGTTCGAAGGGCGACATAAGCTGCCTTAAGTTTATTAATGATTGAAATAAGCGCGGCGACGCCAGCATAAACCTTGGCGGCTGTGAACGTGGCAATTAAGGCAATGCCTAATTGCTTTATTAAACTCCAGTTGTCATGAATCAAATTGCCAGTAGCCACAAAGACCGAAGCCAAAGTCGTACCTAGATTAACGATCTTTGTCTGTAGATCTGCTATATCTGTAGCACCTGTGGCAAGCATAAGTCCATCAATAAGACCTTTGCCGATGGATTCTTTTGCAGTACCAATAGCAACACTGAGTTTTGCCATTTTGCCAGAGAATGTTTCGGCTGCTTTTGCCGCAGAGTTTTTGTAAGTGGCTGAAAGTTTAAGCATGATCTCATTGAGACTCATGGTCTTAAGTTCGGACTTGCTTAGTCCTATACCTAATTTAGACAAGGCTCCAGTATTGCCACCGACTGCTTTTGCCAAGGCGGATGAAACTGAATCTAAATCTTTGCCAGAGCCAGCAGAAACATTGAGAGCCAGAGCTAATACGGATTGGGCATCTGCGGCGTTTAATCCAGCGGTTGCTAGTTTTTGAAAGGCTGGTCGAAGATCATCATCTGCAACACCTGTAGCCATTTGAAGCGCATCAATGTAAGAATAAATCTGATCGGCTTGCTTGCCCATGCCAAGGTTATTGAGAGTATTTGAAAGCATCTTGACGGATTTTTCTTCCGCAGCAAATGCTTTAATAGAATCTTTAGCAAATTTGACAATGGCAGCGCCACCTAAAGCAATGCCTAATGCCTTGCCTAATTTATTTACTTTTTTGCTTAGTTTATCTGTAGCAGACTCAGCTTGATTAAAAGCCTTTTGTCCTTTGAATTGAGCAACAAGGGATACTAATAAATTGCTCATCATTTACCCCTAGCGAATTTTATAGCGGCTTTTTCGAGCGCTTTAATAATTGCGGCTTTAGCTTTGCCTTGATCTTCGTCGTAAGCCTTAAACATGGCACGACCGACAAGTTTTCCAGACCCACTAAATGACCCAGGCATTTTAGGGCTGAACCGACCAGAGACGCCAGACTTACGACCTGCTGTTTCAAAGATTGCGCCACCCGCAGTTTTATTGTGGATCGAGACAGTCGATGACCAACCTTGTCGATTAGGCTTCGTGGGTGTCAATTTATAGCCAATACCTCGACGAGCTTCTGTGGCGTCATACATCGGAAATTTTGCAGTCTTGACTTCATGCTTAACAAAGCCCGATGGCATTTCATCGTTAGAAGGCAGGTAGCCTCGAGCCTTTTTTACGATTGGCTTGAGGAAACCTACCAACTCAGCATTAGTTTCTTTAGCAAGGTCTGGCGCGAATTTCTTCAGAGCCTTGCGCAATTCATTAGCGCCTTTTAGCTCTGTTGGCATCTCGTTGCTCCTTCGCTCTATCCTCTAATGCTTTTAAAATCATTTGAAGCATTGATGAATCTAAATCAATCAATGCCTGTGGAGAGATAGCCGTCTCAATGCTCAGACGAGCGATTAAGTAATGGAGACTATCTTTCCCTAACCTACCAAAGGGTCTGAATCACCAATATCCACGCTTTTAAGCGTGTCCATAAAATCCACACCGAATGGCTTGACTGTTACCCCACTAAGGCGCAGTCCTTCCCAAGCAAGCCAATAGACCATCGACTGCATCGCGTCTTCTGAAAAGGCACGATGAAATCCTTTTTTATGATGCAATTCAAATGCATACTCAAGTCGAGGAGTAATCTCGATCTCGTGTACAGCATCATCTGCCATTGTTACTATTAACTTTGCCATGCTTTGCCCCTTTGTTTAGTTTCTTAGAATGAACCTGTTGTTGCAACTGCGATAGTACCAGAGACGTTGAATGTAAGGCTCTGCATTGAGAGATCGCCTACTGCGCCGTTAATATCTGTCGTGTTGTTAATTAGGCATGTTGCCGTGTACAAACAATTTGTGGCTGAGACAGCTGTTCCCTTTGTCTGTAGCAATACGATTGGCACATTTGTACCCCATGCAGCCTGCAAGGTTGCAAGAACGTTTGCTGATGCTGTGTCATTGAGGAAATCGATTGTGATTGTTGATGCCTCGAGACCCTTTACGAATTTATGGCCTGAGTCACCCATTGCAGTGACTTCAAGCTCATCGAATGTTCGGTTAATTGTTACTGACGTAACGTGGTCTGATAGATCGACGGAGTTAACCTTCACGCCGACGTTATTGGTCATGAATACTGCCATGAGATTATTCCTCGTCTTTCTTAGTAGTTACTGGCTTTGATGGTGCTACCTGCCCGATTTTGATCAGGAAGGCTTCTTGTTCTTTTTCCCACTCGGACATTTTAGCTCCAACTCGTTAGGACTGAGATATTGATATTACATGTTAATAAATCACCTGAAACGGCATTAAGTACGGCTGGAGCCGATACTTCTGTGACGTTATAGGTATAGGTCGATGCAGCGAGCAGGTTGAAAACCCGGACGATGTTATCTTCCATCCCGTTAAGGTTGCCCTCATTATCGAGCAAGGGAACCATGACGGAAATTACGAAATTGGCCATTGGCGCTATTGTGTTTCGCCAGCCGTTAGATGGTGTGATGTAAGGATCTGCTGGCGCAACGATGACGCTATTAGCGATTGGCGTTGCAGGCGGAAAAGAGAAAACTGAATACTTCGTATTGTCAGTAAGAGCTGAGGCGATGCCTGCGCGGAGTGTTGATATGGCGGCCATTAGCCCACCATCGATCTCGGATCAAGATATGGAGCGAGCAAGCCACGAACGCGAGCGAGCAAGGTGTTACCCATGCGATATGGAGAAGGTGCATAGCCATCGATGGTTACGCCGCCGCTTGATGGCGCTTGGCGAGATTGCCAGATGTCGATCGAGATCATAAGAGACGCTTCTTGAATTGCCGGAATCGTTGTGTAATCGACTGTGGCTACTGCTGCTACCCGTCCAAAAGGAGTCACTGTATGTTGAGGTTGCGCTGTC